TTTTGGTGGAGATAAAACAGCAACAGCAGGAACATTTACAATTGTGTTCCCAGCGTTTACATCAGCGAATGCAATATTAAGAATTAGTTAGAAGGTAGTTTTATGGCGTTCGTTATAAACGACAGAGTCAAAGAAACTACTTCAACTCTTGGTACAGGCACCGTTACATTAAGCGGGGCTCAACTAGGATTTCAAAGTTTTTCTTCTGGCATTGGAGCAGGTAATTCAACTTATTACACGATTGCCTTAGGCAGTCAGTGGGAAGTTGGTATTGGTTCTTTAACGAACGCTACTACTTTTACAAGAGACACAGTAATATCTAGTTCTAATGCAAGTGCATTAGTAAGTTTTAGTACAGGAATTAAAGATATATTCTGTTCATTACCAGCGAAGGAAACTCCTTCTCCAGTAATGGATCCACAATCGTTTGTAAATACACACGCAACAACAATTACAGATATTCAAACAATGCAATCAGGAGTACTTGCAGGACCAGTTACTGTAACAAGTACTTTAACTGTAACAGGAACTTTGGTAGTAATTTAATATGTCTAAAATAGAAGTAAATGCAATTGAACCACAATCAGGAACTACTTTAACATTAGGTGCTTCTGGAGACACAGTTACATTAGCTGTGGGTGCTTCTCAATCAGGTTTTGGAAGATCAGGATCAGTTAATTGGGATACAACTCCAAAGACAACTTCACCAGTAACAGCAGTATCTGGTAATGGATATTTTATAAATACAACTTCAATTGCAATTACAGTAAACTTACCAGCAACTCCAGCTGCGGGAGATATTGTAGCGATTGCAGATTATGCAAATACTTCAGCTACAAATAATATTACAGTTGGTAGAAATGGTTCTAAAATTGACGGAGAAGCAATAGATGCAAAAATTAAAATTAATGGTCAGGTTTATACATTAGTATATGTAGATGCAACAGAAGGTTGGAAAACTGTTAATCAAACATTTAATCAAATTACAACTGCGGAATTCGTAGCAGCAACAGGAGGTTCTATTGCAACTTGTGGTAATTACAAAATTCATACGTTTACAGGTCCAGGAACTTTCACAGTAACAAATGCTGGTAATCCAGCAGGTTCAACAAGCGTAGATTATATGGTTGTTGCAGGTGGAGCTTCTGGTGGTACAGGAGATGTTGCTGGCGGAGGAGGAGCTGGAGGATTCAGAGAATCAGTTCCAAGTCCTGCAGCATGGACGGCTAGCCCATTAGCGAATCCAGGTGGTGCATTACCAGTTTCAGTAACTGGATATCCAATAACAGTAGGAGCAGGTGGTGCTAGTAGAGGACCTGCTAATAATCAAGGAAATTCTGGTTCAAATTCAATATTTTCAACAATTACTTCAGCAGGTGGGGGTGGTGGATCTATAGGTTGTGGTAATTCTGGAAATGGTGCACCTGGTGGTTCAGGAGGAGGTGCAAATTATAGTGCACCTAGTGTAGGTGGAACAGGAAATACACCTCCAGTAAGTCCACCACAAGGAAATAATGGAGGTCTTGGAAGTCCCGTTCCTCCCGCTTATGGAGCAGGTGGAGGAGGCGGTGCTACTGCTGTTGGAGGAACTGGAACATCTTCAATAGGTGGTGCAGGCGGAGCAGGTGCTACAACTTCAATTTCAGGAAGTCCTACAGCTTATGCTGGTGGTGGTGGAGGAGCAAGAAATGACCCAGGAACTGTTGCATCAGGAGGAACAGGTGGAGGTGGAGCAGGTGGAAGTGCGGCTGTTATAGGAACAGCAGGAACAGTTAATACTGGTGGAGGTGGTGGTGGAGCTGACAGTACTAGTCCATCAAGTAACATAAGTGGAGCTGGCGGCTCAGGAATCGTGGTTATTAGATACAAATTTCAATAGATAAATTATGGCAGGAATATTAAAAGTAGATACAATACAAAACTCAAGTGCTGAGAATATAATCACTCAGACTAATAGTACAACATTAACTATTGGTACTTCTGGTGATACTGTTACTTTAGCAGCTGGTGCAACATCCAGTGGTTTTGGAAGAACAGGAGCAGTTAATTGGGATACAACTCCTAAAACTACAACTGTAACAGCAGTATCTGGTGTTGGATATTTTGTTAATACAACTTCAGGTGCAATTACAGTAAACTTACCATCAACTCCAAGTGCAGGAGATATTGTCGGTATAACAGATTATGCAGGAACAGCTGCAACAAATAATATTACAATTAATAGAAATGGTTCTAATGTTGAAGGGTTAGCAGAAAATCCAATATTAAATACAAATAGAGATACTATAACTTTAATTTATGTAGATTCAACACAAGGTTGGTTACCTATAGCTGATAATACAGGAGCAACTATTTTACCTAAATTTGTTACAGCTACAGGTGGAACAATCACAACTTGCGGAAATTATAAAATTCATACATTTACAGGCCCAGGAACTTTTACTGTTTCTTGTGCTGGTAATACTGTAGGTTCTAGTAAAGTAGATTATTTAGTAGTAGCAGGAGGTGGTGCGGGGGGTCAAGGAAAAGCAGCTAATGGAGGTGGATCAGGGGGTGGAGCTGGAGGATTCAGAGAATCAGTTCCAAGTCCTGCAGCATGGACGGCTAGCCCATTAGCGAATCCAGGTGGTGCATTACCAGTTTCAGTAACTGGATATCCAATTACAGTTGGTGCTGGTGGAGGCCCTGGATCTGGTTGTGGATTACCAGGTTCAAATTCAATATTTAGTACAATTACATCTGCTGGAGGAGGAGGCGGTGGTGGAGGACAAAGTCCAGATAATGGACAAGATGGTGGTTCTGGTGCAGGAAGAAATTTAGGAAATACACCTCCAGTAAGCCCATCACAAGGTTCAAATGGTGGTATTGCAGGAGGTGGTTGGGGTGGTGGAGGAGGTGGAGCCACAGGAGTTGGTGGTGTAAGTCCTAATTATCCTTCACCTACAGATAATTATGGAGCAGGAGGGGTAGGAGGTGTAGGTGCTACAACTTCAATTTCAGGATCTCCAATAGCTTATGCTGGTGGAGGCGGTGGTGGCGGTTATTCTGGTGGAGGAACTCCACAACCAAACGCAGGAGGATTAGGAAGTCCTTGTGGAACTGGTGGAAGAGGAAATCCTGTTGCAAATGGTACTACAAATAGAGGAGGAGGAGGGGGTGGAAATGGTGGAGGAGATGGTATTTCAAATGCACCTCACGGACTTGGTGGATCAGGAATAGTTATAATAAGATATAAATATCAGTAAAAATTATGAGTGAAATAAAAGTAAATAAAATTAGTCCTAAACAATTATGTACTCAATTAACATTGGGCGACAGTGGAGATACTATTATCATTCCAGCAGGTGCAACGATCACGAATAATGGTACAGCAACAGGTTTTGGAAGAACAGGAACAGTTAACTGGGATACAACAGCTAAGACAACAGATTTTACTGCTGTTAATGGTGTAGGATATTTTTGTAATACAACAGCTGGTGCATTTACAATGACACTTCCAGCAACACCTTCAGCTGGAGATATAGTAGCTTTAAAAGATTACGCAAATACATTTGATACAAATAATTTAACTATTGGAAGAAATGGTTCTAAAATTAATGGAACTAATTCTAATGGGATTATATCTGTTCAAGGTCAAGCACTTACTTTAATTTATATTGATGCAACACAAGGTTGGTCAGCAATCTACGGAGCAACAGATTCTGATTTACCAGCTCCAGAATTTGTAACAGCAACAGGTGGAACAGTTTTAACATGTGGAGATTTTAAAACTCACGTATTTACAGGACCAGGAACTTTTACAGTTAGTTCAGTAGGTAATCCATTAGGTTCAACAACAGTAGAATATTTAGTAGTAGCAGGAGGAGGGGCTGGAGGTTTTACTACTTCTCCAGCACCATCTGGAGGAGGTGGAGGAGGTGGAGCTGGTGGTTTTAGACAAAATTATCCAAGTCCTACAACTGCAGGATTACCAGTAGCAGCAACAGCCTATCCAATAACAGTTGGTGGAGGTGGACCTGCGGCCAATCCAAGTTCGTCGGGTAATAATTCAGTTTTTTCAACTATAACATCTAATGGAGGTGGAAAAGGTGGAGATGTTAATACAGATACTAATGCAGCCTCTGGTGGATCAGGTGGGGGTGCTGTATATAATGCTAGATCTGGTGGAGCAGGAAACACTCCTCCTACGAGTCCACCACAAGGAAATACTGGTGGAAATGGTAGTACTGGTGGATATGGAGCAGGAGCTGGCGGAGGAGCTGCTGGTGCGGGAACTCCTGGAAGTAATTTTTGTGGACTCCCTGGTGCTGGAACTGGTGGAGTAGGTTCACCACTAGCTACAGCATTCTTTGGACCAACAAGTCCTTCTTATGGTACACCAGGACCAGCTCCTGGAAGATATTTTGCAGGTGGTGGAGGAGGGGGTGCCTATGGTCCTGGAGGTCCAGGTACAGGAGGTCTAGGTGGAGCAGGAGGTGGAGGAAATGGTGCAGGAAATACTACTAATGCTCAAGCTGGAACTATTAATACTGGTGGAGGCGGTGGAGGAGGTTCTTCTGTTCCAGCTCGAACTAATGCAGCTGGAGGCTCTGGTATAGTAGTAATAAGATACAGATTCCAATAAAAACTATGGATTTACAATTAACAAAAACTAAATTATAATAGGAGACAATCATGGCACATTTTGCAAAATTAGGAGCGAACGGAAAAGTTATAGCGGTATTAACACTGAATAACAGTGATATGCTTAATGCTTCTGGGGTTGAAGACGAATCAGTTGGTCAACAGTATTTAGAATTACATAATAACTGGCCAGCTCAAATGTGGATTCAAACGTCTTACAATACAGCAGGTGGAAAACATAAAAGTGGTGGAACACCATTTAGAGGAAATTACGCAGGAATTGGATATACTTGGGATGAAGATAATAATATTTTCTTACCTAAAAAACCATTTAATTCATGGGTAAAAGATGTAGCGATTGCATCTTGGAAATCACCAATTGGTGATGCACCAGCATTAACTGAAGAACAAACTGCTCAAAATACAGCTAATACTCATAGATGGGGTTATAACTGGAATGAAGTGGGACAATCTTGGGATTTAGTTAATTCTAAAGTTTCTTAATTATTGACATCTAACTAAACAATATATATCTATTGCATAAGGTGTTATGCATAAGAAAATATTATCTCAAATAGACCTACATTTTGGTCAAGTAGAAATGCCTAAAGGTTTTGAAATAGACCGAGAAAAATTAGGTGCGGATATTTTATCATCTACTATTTATAATAGAGAATTTCCATTTTCTAGATCTTTTGATATGTTACAAACATATTTAAGAGAACATATAAATTTAGAATATGGTTTTACTTTAGTTCATAAAAAAACAATTGGTAATATTTATAAACCAAGACAACATTCAAATTCATTATTACAAGTTGATCCAGTAGATTTAAGGAATTCTCCAGATTATGTAATGTTATATGGAGTAAATGTTGGAAAAGATTCTTGTAAAGTATTTATAGAGTATGATGACAATAGAAGAAAGGGAAGAAGTTGGGAAATACATTTAAATAATAACGATTTTATTATGTTTCCTTCTACTCAAAGATATCATATAACTGCTAATGAAGCAGAACAATTAAATTTTATATTAACTACAACTTATGAATTTATCTAATTACTATTGGTATTTTAAATCAGCCTTAACTCCAAAGTTTTGTGATGATGTTATTAAGTATGGATTACAACACCAAGAAGATTTAGCTATTACTGGTGGACTTGGTTCTAATAGAGATTTAAAGAAAAATCCATTAAAGGAAGAAGAAGTTGTAGATTTAAAAAAGAAAAGAAATTCTAATATTGTTTGGTTAAACGATACTTGGATTTATAAAGAAATACATCCATATATTCATGAAGCTAATAAATTAGCTGGATGGAATTATGATTGGAATTTTTCTGAGTCTTGCCAATTTACTAAATATAAGTTAAATCAATATTACGATTGGCATTGTGATTCTTGGGATAAACCATATGATAAACCAGAGGATCAAAATAGTCATGGTAAAATTAGAAAACTATCTGTAACTTGCCAACTAACAGATGGTTCAGAATATACAGGTGGCGAACTACAATTTGATTGTAGAAACTATGATCCACACATGCGTGATGAAGATAGACATGTGTTGACCGTAAAGGAAATACTTCCTAAAGGCTCTATCGTTGTGTTTCCTTCTTTTGTGTGGCATAGAGTACAACCAGTTACAAGAGGAACTAGATATTCTTTAGTTATATGGAACTTAGGATATCCGTTTAAATAATATGTTTATACAAGAATATTTTAAAACACCGATTTGGTTTGAAGAAAAACCAGAGTTTGTAAAGTCGCTTACTAAAGCAACTGACAAATATATTAAAGATGCTAGAGATTTAAGAAAAGCAGATATTAAAAAAGATAATGATTTTGGAACTTCTTATCATTCAACACCATTAACTTTAGATACTAAGTTTAGAGATTTTCATAATTATGTAGGTCAAAAAGCTTGGGATTTTTTAGCTTGGCAAGGATTTGATATGGAACAATATACTACTTTCTTTTCAGAAAGCTGGGTACAGGAATTTGCTAAAAATGGTGGAGGTCACCATTCTGCTCATATTCATTGGAATCAACATGTAGGTGGATTTTATTTCCTTAAAGCAAGTGAAAATACTTCTTATCCAATATTTCATGAACCAAGAACAGGAGCAAGATGTACTAAATTAAAATTAAAGAATACTAATGCAATTACACATGGTACAGAACTTGTGCACTTTAAAGTTAAACCAGGAACCCTTATATTCTTCCCAGGATATATGGAACATGAATATGCAGTAGATCATGGTAAAGAACCGTTTAGATTTATTCATTTCAACATTCAAGCAGTTCCTAAAGAGATGGCAAAAGTAAATGTCTAAAAAATATAATTTTAAAAAAGATAGATTTACTGTTATTGAAAAAGCAATAGATCCTAAAATTGCAAATTTTGTATACAACTACTTTTTAATGAAAAAACAAGTTGCAAGAACAATGTTTGATACAAGATATATTTCTCCATTTACAACTGAGTTTGGTGTATGGAATGATGACCAAGTTCCTAATACTTATTCTCATTATTCAGATATAGCTATGGAAACTTTATTATTATCTGTTCAACCTATTATGGAAAAGCAAACTGGGTTAAAGTTAATTCCAACTTATTCATATGCAAGGATTTATAAAAAAGGAGATATACTACATAGACATAAAGATAGATTCTCTTGTGAGATTTCTACTACATTAAACTTAGGAGGAGATAAATGGCCAATATATGTTGAGCCAGATCCTAAGAAGGGTGGAGTAGTTGAAGGAAAAGGATATGTAACTGAAAATACAAAAGGTATTAAAGTAGATTTAAAACCTGGTGATATGTTAGTTTATAGAGGAAATTTATTAGAACATTGGAGAGAAGAATTTAAAGGCCAGGATTGTGCGCAAGTATTTTTACATTACAATAATGCTGCAACTAAAGGCGCAAAAGACAATATCTTTGATAAAAGAAAACATCTAGGTCTTCCGAGCTGGTTTAAGAAATGATATAATTCTATATTGGGAGGGGTCTTCCAC